TCAAGACGCCGCATCGCCAAGTCTTTGCTCGCTGAGAACAACCAACAGGTAAAGGGTTTGTTTCGCCATTTCTCAAATAGGGCACTATGCAATAGTTTTACCCTGAGAGTAGTGCTTTTACTATGGTCGCGGGGAGCAATCACACAAACACGATGGACTTGAGCATCACCACGCTCTCCGTACATTTTCATCCATTCACCTATATGGTCGCCCCAAGTATAACCAAGCCAACGGTAAAAATAGGAAACATCGGTCCTAGACCTCTCCATAGAGAAATCAACATTAAAATTAGGCATTATCAATCACCGGAGCAAAGAGATTTCCTACAACTCCCAATTCTTTATCAAGAAGATGAGCAGAAATACCCGGACGAGCCAAAATATAACCCTTTCTATAATGCCAACGGTCATTTCCAGCCAAACTAGGTAATTGTATCACCATAGCACCACCCTTCTCAATTACTTGTTGGTGGTGTAAGTGCCCATGAAACCAAATCTTGTGTTGGCAATTACCCCAATTCTTCCACTCTTCCTTAGCCATAAGTCCCGGCAAATCCATTCCCTTAACACCATCACCATGCGTAAAGCCAATGAGGTTATTACCCCAAACAGCATATTGACGCAACTTAGGGTCTAACTTAACTACTACATCATCAACATTTTCATATACAGCACCCAAATACATCATCAAGGCTAGAGAAAGGTGTCTATCGTGATTACCACGCATAAAGAATATTTCAATTGGACATACACCCCTCAATAATTCAATATGCTCCCTTGCAAGAGCGCACCCATCCATGAAAATTTGAGTGGGGCTTACTGACATATCTTGTGGTGTACCCTTCGTCGTCGTTCCTTCTTCATTATCAACATGAAACCAATCACTACCCGTAGCAAGGAAAATTTGCTCAGGACGACCCGGCATACGCTGAATTAAGTTTTCGGTTCGCTCAAGTACCCTTTCACTAGCCATTTCAGTATCATATTTATTACCAGTTTCGTCAATCCAACTACCTGAGCCAAAATGAAGGTCGGTAGGGGAAATTACAATGGCATAGGGACTTGCCTCATCCATTTTAATAGGTTTAACCTTCTTTGGTGCCATATTAGTTTTGTTAAGAGCGTCTTTGAACTCTTTATAGAAAGTGTCATCAAGATGGCGCCATTTATTAGCATCTTTAGCCATACTAGCAAAATGTGCCCTTTTAGACTTTTGGAGAACAGCATTACGCTTGACTTCAAGATAATCAATGACAAGTTCTTCTTCAGTCTTTTCAAGAAGGATTTCATCGGTATGTGGACTCATCGGGTGCTTCCATTGGTGCGCCCGAATGTAATCCCGCATCCAAAGGATGGGAAACTCGAATCTGATTGACATTTGTTCAACAGTTAGCCTAGAGCCGCTATCGGAATACTCCTTTTTCATTTCACGATGTTTGTCACCTTTAATAGCAATCATGCTATTAGGTTGCTCCATAAAAGTTAGATAAAGGTCAGCCTCTTTATCATAATAGGATTTCATAATTGGGGGAACATCAACCTTATAGTTTTGCTTAAACTCACTAGGAACACTCTTCATATATGAAGGATTCTTCTTACGCCCGTTCCATACAGTATAGGTAATATGGTTGCCAGCCTTCTTCCACCGAAGGATAGCACCACGCCACCCATGAACACTTCGTGTGGGTTCCAACTCATGCAAAAAGCGAGCAAACTCACTTTCGCTCTTAAACTCTCGCTCATAAGCATACTTAGTAATTAACTCCTGACCGCCCTTCATTTTGACGCGCCCGGAGAAGTGTCCCTTATCCGACATTACTCCAAACGACGTTTAAATGATTAATAAGGTTGCCGGTGAGCAGAATTGTTTTCGTTATTTTTCCTGTTGACCAAAAGAATTAACAAGGCAACTGCGAGGCTATTACTCAATTCTTTTATTTCTTCAAAGACATTTAGGTAGTCGGCGCCCCTTCACTACTGTAATAGTGTTACTATAGAGTTAGTAGTAGTATAAGTGTCAAATACTATAGAAGGAAAAAAAGAATTACGGAATGTTAGTGCAGTACAACATTTTATTTTTTCAGTAAATATCTGAAAAAACAGAAATAATTGGGCAAATGCTTAAGAAACACTCGAATATTAGTTAATTACATGGTAGAGCGTAAGTGGTATCAATTTTGGAAGGAAACGGCGAGTGAACAGCCAAATTTAGTTAGAATGGGCACAAAGAAAGAGGGTTTGAGGGCAGTCGCCGGCATACCCGATATAATGCGAGATACAGAAAGACTACAAAAAGATAGCAGTTACGACAACGAGTTTGATATGTACGACCTCATGCTTAAACTTGACCCCGAACTTAACGGGGCTGTTCGCGCCGTGTCGCTGACAGCCAATAATTACGAGATTAACTACGACAAAGGAAAGAACTCGATTATTCGTGATGCTATTAGGGAACTTGTGGAAGAAAGACTTGATTTTGATGACATACTCATTAACTCGATGCGAAACATGATGGTGTACGGAAACGACATTAACAAGATTGTAGGGAAGCAGGGTGTGGGCATCACAGACCTACAAAGCCTACCAGTGAAGCAAATTACGATTGTGGACGAGCGCGGAGGCATTGATAGTGTGTTCGACGCCAGTGAGGATAACCCCATCATTCGTGCGAGTCTCTATATACTACGCGAGATGAAACTTAATGCGCGTGAAATACCTGCTGAAGAAATACTACACATCAAGATTGACTACCGTTCAAACTGGTTCGTGGACAATCGTGGCAGAAAGACCTATGGTATTTGGGGTGCCTCACGATTCTCCGCGCTCAAACAAGCCATACGCATGAAGTATAACAGCATGAACAATCGCCTATCGTTAGAGGACTCAATGACGAAACAATATATCACAATTGATAAAGAAGCCATTGAGCATATTCAAGACCCGGCAGAACAAGCAGAACGACTCACTCATATTATGGATGAGGTAATCACACTCTTTGAGGGGCTAAGAGGCGACCAAATCCCTGTACTACCCCACTATGTCAATTTGCACCACGTTGACTTGGAAAACAGCCTCCCTGATAGTGGTGGCTTCTTAGATGCCATTAACGCGGATATAGCCGCCGTACTACAAGTACCGCGTGTGGCCGCAGGGCAGGAGAGGGGAAGTACCTTTGCCGCGACTTTCAACGCGAACTTGTGGGCCGTCCAAGCGATTAGCCGAATGCACAGCATCCTTGCTAGTGCTTGTTATGCCCTCTTCCACACACACCTTGACCTCTTGGGGATAGAACACAGGCGGATTGATTTACCCACAATACGATTTGACGCTATGGATAGCGAAACCCCCCTAAACGTGATGCAAAGAGTTAGTATGGGTTGGGATAGTGGCATCATAACACTAAATCAAGCCTTAGATATGCTAAACCTACCGCTTGAGACTGATGGCGACGAAAGGAAAGAAAATAATCCGGTAATGCCGAAAGAAGAGTTACCAAGAGAAAAGTCACAGCCCGGACCTGCTAAATAGTGTAAAAACACCAACAATTGTTTTATGCTACATATTCGTCATACTGGGAATAACCATAAGTCACTCGGGAAATTAATATAGTATGAGCGATAGCGATGAGGAAGAGAACATAATTGAGGAGTTGAATGCTCGATTTCAAGAGTTGAGGACTCTCCTTATTACTATAGGGTCAATTCTTGCTATGTTAATGGCCGGTCTAAATGAGGTTGGCTTCATTGATTTTGCTGTGGATAAAGTCGTTGATTTGGTAGAGGATGACCCCGGCCTCAACCCTTACCTCGATGATTGTGAAGAAGTTTGGAGTTTAAATGAAGACCATTATATTGTTGATAATGATATTATTTTCTCGGTGTCTATTGCAGATTTAGCACGATGTAATAATGTGCATACTGTGAATTACAATATTACTGTTGATGGATTGGCTACAAACGGCACAAGTCCTGAATTTCGGAACCAACATAGTTTCGTGGAACAACTTGATAATATGAGTGAAGGAACCCACCATGCCGTTATTGAAGTCACTAATGGGACAATAGCCCTTTTCAAAGTCATTACACTAGATTTTGAGTATGATGAAGGAGAGCAAGCCGCAGCAGTTTATGGTTGCACAAATGAAACGGCCCTTAACTATAACGCGAGCGCGACACACGATGACGGGTCATGTGAATACCCCCAAGAGGAAGAAGAAGTTACCGAGGATTGCTACGCCGAGTTCTATGACGTTCTTTCGTATTGGGAAAACAACAATACTTCAGTTTATAACGAGTTTGATGTTGATTTCTCCTGTATGGCAAACGTGACAGTTTTTATTACAATTGATGCTTACAATGAAACCAATGTATCATTATGGCATCAAGAGGACAACTTTTCAACGTATTACATGGATTGGGACTACCAATACCTTGACTTTTACAATGTACCATATCAAGATAAGGTGAATATGCAATACCGTGTTTATTATGATGGGGAATTGGATGATGAACGATGGTATTGGTTAGAGGCAACGTAAAAGGGCTATAATTGATAAGTCACCTAAGAACTCACAATAGTATGTCATGCGGATGCGATAGTTGTGAGGCCGAAGAGAAACTAATTTCCGTCACTTGCCCTCCGGGTGAAGAGATGGTTGATGGTGAATGCCAAATAGTTTCTGTTACTCTTGACCTGAGTATTGACGCCACACATACCTTCGTTGAGGCTGCTACAGGCAAGACTATTATAGAAATTGCGGGAATAGCCTTCCATGAGGGCTTTAATAAGAACTTTTGGTCGCTTACACAGGAAGGCGCGAGAAATGTTGCGCGTCAGATGGAGGGCGCAGACCTCACGCTGAATCATCCCGACCCCATAGAGGGCGA